AGCGTCTTCTCGAAGTCCCCAGTAAAGTCACCGTCCCTTGGGAAGTAAACGAAGGAAATTTTTATAAGCATCAGAATGCAGGTCTATATAATGAGGACGGGAACATATGCTGTCATAACCGACACATCTTCGAGGAACAGGGATGTGTGTATGCTCCCGTCGAGGTGGCGGCTCGCTTCAGTAAAGAGGTAGAGTGCCCAGAACACAAAGGTATTGAAACCTTTGGTTTTCATTATCATTTCCAAGACATACGATGAAAGCAGCGAGAATTTATCCACTATGGTGGAACCCATGGGGTGACAGAGGACTCGATTTTCAAAAAAAAGTAAGCATCTCAATTGACAATCTTGATCATGACAAGTCAGCAGATTATAAGATTTTATTTTTAGCAGAACCACTTGCCATTTTACCTACAGTAAGTGAGGGAGCATTACGATGTGCATATAAGTTTGATAAAATATACACATTCTGTCAAAGTTTTATTGATAGGTATCCACAGGCAGAATTATTTGAGTGGGGAAGTAGTTGGTTAGACTTCAAGGACTTAAAGATAAACAAAACAAACAATGTATCTTTTGTGACAAGTGCGAAGAGTCAAAGCAAAGGACATAAATTACGTCTTGATATATTTGATTTCCTAAAAGAGGTTGATGTTTCTAATGGACTACAATACTACGCTCATAAATCACCACCATTTCATGAGAGAAGGAATGATTTTTTTGAAAGTTCTAAGTTCCATATTGCTGTAGAGAACTCTCAACAAAAGAATTACTTTACTGAGAAGATAATTGATTGCTTTGCATCAAAAACTGTACCCATATACTTTGGTTGTCCTAACATAGGCGATTGGTTCCATATGGATGGTATCATAACCTTCAATGATCTTGACGAGTTGAAAAAAATTGTAAGCAAACTTGACACAGACTGCTATGATAAGAGGAAGAAGGCAATAGAACATAACTATGAGGTTGCTAAACGATTTCATAGTGACAATGACGTAGTGCCTAGACTCACTCGTAAAATTATTGAGGATGTAAACAATGCCGATTAGTGGTGAAGGTCAATCCAATTGGTTTCATAAAGATTATCAATATCTAAAAATACAACCAGAGGGTATGAAAAACTTGAGAAAGAATTACTCTCAAGTATGGCAAGATATATTTGCTTTGGTTGTCAACGATGCAAAAGTTGATGGTACATTTGTTGAGGTTGGTGGTGCATTACCATTCATAGGCAATAACACATGGTTGTTGGAGGAGGGATATAATTGGAAAGGATTTTCGATAGAATTAGAACCTCATCTGTGTGCTGAGTGGGAGGGTGTGCGTCCTAACACTAAAATATATGAAGCAGATGCGATGAAATTTGATTATGTGAAAGCAGTAGATGATCTTGGTCTTCCAAGAAATATGGATTACTTATCTTTTGATCTTGAACCACCACATAATACACTTGAGGCATTGAGGAACTTTCCATTCGAGCAATTACAATTCAACTGTGTGACATATGAACACGATGCATATCGACAATGGGGTGAAGTGTATGGACACAGAGAAATATTCAAATTACATGGTTATGATTTAGTTGGAACAGATATAAGAAACGGACCTTGTACCATGGAGGAGTGGTACATACATGGAAGTCTAAGTCAAAAATTAAGAGATACACTTAGATCAAGTGGATGTGAAGCATGGGAGTTGCTTTTAGATCTATGAGAGTAAGTTATTGTATTCCTACTCATGACCATTCAAAGTGTGAGCAATACATGTTTGATATACTCTATTCCCTAGCACATCAAACATACAAAGACTTTGAGATATGTGTGTCTCATCAGGGTGACGAGAAAAGAATTTTGAGAGCATTGAATGATTACTGGGATATACTTAATATTACTTACAAGAAAGCGACAGAGGGAAATATTTCAACCAATACAAACAGTGCGATGATGATGGCAGAGGGAGATATTATAAAAATATTGTACTCTGATGATTTTGTTCTTACTCCTACACTTACAGAAGAACTTGACAAGGCATTTGATTTGGGTGTAAGATGGGCAGTCACTGGTTTTGCACACACAATTGATGATGGTCGAACACATTACAATCCAAAAATACCAGTATATAATGATAGATTATTGGAAGGTGTCAATACTCTTAGTTCTCCATCAATCCTCGCTATCAAAAATGGTCTTGGAGAATTTTTTGATGAGAATCTTATTATGCTGATGGACTGTGATATGTACTACAGATTGTACACAATGCTAGGAAATCCTGTAGTCCTAAAGGACATACATATATCAAATAGAGAACATCCAAATCAAACTCAAAGATCAAACGATCACCTCATACCAGAGGAAATTGAATACTTGAAGAAGAAACATTTATTATGACAATAGGATTCAACCATCTTGGAAGACATGGAAGACTAGGTAATCAGATGTTCCAGTATGCTGGACTCAGAGGTATTGCTGCTCATCGTGGTTATGATTTTATGATACCATCAAGTGATTTTAATGACCCCTATCAAGATCATCAATTATTTGAGGCGTTCAAACTCAAAGGACTTACAAATATAGGACTATGTGCAGGCACTTATGTGCAAGAAGCACACTTTCATTTTGATCAGAATTTATATAATAATATGCCTGATGGTCACAATGTGTATGGGTATTTGCAAAGCACAAAATATTTTGATATCATAGAGAAAGAAATAAGAGAAGACTTTGAATTCAAAAATGAAATCAAAGCACCATGTGAAGACATGATCTCAACTGTTCAAGATCCAATCGCATTACATGTGAGACATGGTGATTACGGTTGCGACAATCATCCAATCTGCCCTAAAGAATATTATGATAATGCATTGTCAAAGTTTGATAAACGTCGCACAGTGGTTATTTTTTCTGATGATCCTAAATGGTGTAGCACTGAGTTCACTGATGACAGGTTCCTTATCTCAGAAGGTGGTGACAATCTTGCAGACTTGTGCATGATGAGTATGTGTTCTGATTTTATTATTGCTAACTCATCGTTCTCATGGTGGGGATCTTGGTTAGGTAAAAATCCTGACAAGAGAATTATCGCACCTAAGAAATGGTTTGGTCATGGTTACACAGCAGCACATGACACATCTGATTTATACTGTGACAACTGGGAGGTCTTATGATTGAAGGACAAGAAGTAAATAGATTCAATCTCGCTAAGTGCACGTTTATTATACCACTTAGAATTGAGACTGCTGATCGCATGAGAAATATCATAACCACATTGATATATCTCACTCGTAATTTTGCATGTAGAATTATTATCAAGGAGGTTGATAAGGAATCTGTATATTTACGTGATGTAAAACCATTACTTGAGCAAGCACTTGAACCTGAGATGATGAATTGCATCACTCATATTTTTGAGGAGAGTGATGAGTTTACTTTTCATAGGACAAAGATACTCAATGACATGTTATGGTTGGTAAAAACTCCAGTCGTTGCAAATTATGATAGTGATATAATACTACCTGTTGACTCCTATATCAATGCAACAAATATGATATTGAAGGGGTGGGTGCATCCAGACAGAGAGGGTGGCGAACCTGTAAAGGTTGTGTATCCATATGGATATGGTCAGTATCAGTATCAATGCCACATTGCTGATGAACATGCTACTGCTTTTGTGAATAGTGGATTTAATTTTGAGTCATTCAATGGTAGGATGAGACATTGGGATGCTAAGTATGGATTCTGTCAATTTTTTGATACTGAAACTTACAAAAAATTCGGTGGTGAAAACGAGAATTTTATAGCGTATGGATATGAGGATGATGAAAGACATATGAGATTCAATCTTCTATCAAGTGTTGCAAGATTGACTGAAAATGTATATCACCTTGAGCATGGTCGCACAAAAAATTCATGGTTCAATAATCCACATTGTGAAGACAATAAAAAACTATGGGAAGAACTTAAGGTAAAAGGAAAGAAATCTCTATTGAAATATTATGAAGAGGTTGACTATATCAAGAGGAGAAATGGATAAGAACAAGGCATTATTCAAACTCGCAAACTTTCCTCCTGTCTTGTGGATCAATCTCGATAGGTTTCCCGACAGGAAAAAATATATGGAGGAGCAATTTGATTATTGGGATGTCAAAAATCATCATAGGATCTCTGGTATTGATGGTGCTGAATATGAATCATATCTCAAGGGAACTGTACCACCTAATATGAATGATGGTGAGATAGCATGTGTTATGTCACATCTCTCAGCACTCAAATATTTTATAGAAGAGACAGACCATGATGAAATATTTGTCATGGAAGATGATGTTGATTTATCACTAGCAAGGCATTGGAATTTTACATGGAAAGATGTTAGACGTAGAGTGCCAATCGCTTTTGATTGTTTACAACTTACTATTATAAATCCTAATGGTATAACATTGAAATTACACCACAGATTTATCAATGACTTTTCTGCTGCTTGCTACCTTATTACTCGTCATCATGCAA